AATACTTCAGAAATAGCTGATATTATATTTCAGACTAAAGTAACCAGATTGTCTAAAGAATGGCGCTCTGTAAATGAAATAATAAATCAAAGCAAGGAAGAAGAAAAAGATAAGGGGGAGGATTCTACTGGAAATTATATTGCTCCTCAAGCAGTTTCTAGAATAATTAAAAAAATTAACGACTCAACTGGATACGGTTTAGAGGAGGGTAAAATGTCCAGAAACCAGCATACTTGCTGCGATAAGTTAAGGGTAAATTTATCGAATTCGCGATTTGTGGCTATTGTAAATAACTATATAAACGCAAGAGATAAAGAATTATTTGAGCAAGAATTTGTTCGACTGACTTGGGACAAGCCAGACCTTACCCCAGACGAACTAAACCTTTACATGAACGTATGCAAAGAAATTATTAATTTAGAACTTATTACCTCTCACCTGCAAAAACTAAACGATATGTTTGAGTCTGCGGACGATCAAGATGAGATGAGTATTAGATTAGCAGAGATTATCAAAGCCAAAAGTTCAGAGTATCACCAGTGTGAAACTCGTATTGAAAATCTTACAAAAAAACTTCAGGGGGATCGTGGGGCTCGTTTAGCTAGCAAGCAAAAAGATACAGCTTCATTTCTTTCTATAGTTCAGCTTTTTCAGGAAGAAGAAGAGCGACAAAATATGGTTAGAATAGCTGAAATGCAAAAGGAAGTAATTAAAGAAGAGGCTCAACGTCTCGAAGGTATGGCCGCATGGAAGGCTCGTGTTCTAGGGATCGGTATTGAAGATGTCTTATAAATGTAAAGAATGTGAAGCTGAGTTTAACTCAGAAAAAAGTCTTCATGCCCATCTTAAGGCACACAAGATGTATGTAGCTGACTATTATATTAAACATTACCCAAGGTTTAATAAGTTAAATGGCAACCCGCTACCCTTTAAGAAAAAAGACGAATACTTTGAAAATGATTTTATCAATAGATCACAACTTGTAAAGTGGTGCGAGTCTGCGCCAGATGAAGAAGTCAAGGGCTATATTATTGAGTTAGGTAAAAAAAGAATTGAAAGAAAAAAGTATAAGAATGCACCCTTTCATTTAGAGCTTCTCAAACGACAGTTGCCAGATATAGATCTTTATAAAAAACACTTCGGTACATATACCAATGCTTGTGAGGCTATGGGATCGAAGCCCATATTCTACAAGGGAATGCCAAAGGAATTTATGAATAATGTGGAAGTTGAAGTTCTGATCGACACTAGGGAGCAGCAACCGTTAGAGTTCAATAAATCCACAATTTTAAAGTTAGACTTTGGAGATTACACTTTGGGTGGAGATGATTTTACTAATACATTTGTAGATAGAAAAAGCGCTGGCGATTTTTTATCAACCTTTGGAGGACAAGTAGATAGGTTTAGAAGAGAGATGAAAAGATGTGTTGAGCTAGATAGCTATATGTATATTGTTGTGGAAAAATCTCTTAAAGCAATAGAAAAAGAAGCTATGTTCACAAAAGGGAGAAGAGTTTCTAAACTAGGATGGGTTTTCTCTAACTTAATTTCTGTCCAACACGAGTTCGCGGGTCATTGCCAATTTGTATTTACAGACAGTAGGAGCCATAGTGAAGAAATTATACCTAAACTTTTAAGTCTGGGCAAAAAGCTTTGGGACGTAGACGTGCAATATTTTTTAGACAAGGAGGAAAGATGAGTTGGGATATAGGAAATCAAAAGCCTTTAAAGAGGGAGCCAGTTAATAATCAAGTTATGGGTCTTGAGGGTTATCTTGAGGACACTAAAGCGAAAATTTGGTTGTATAAATTTTTAAAGGAAAATGTAACCTTTACTACTGAATTGCTTACTGGCATCGAGCTATTCCCATTTCAGCACATGGCGGTTAAAGCAATGATGGAGAACGATTACTTTTTGGGTATCTGGTCTCGTGGTATGTCTAAGTCTTTCTCTACTGGTATTTTCGCATTGCTAGACGCAATGATGAACCAAGGTGTACATATTGGAATCATTTCAAAATCGTTTCGTCAATCTAAGATGATCTTTCGTAAAATAGAAGATATATCACAAGACCCTAAAGCTGAACTGTTTAGACAGTGTATAGGCAAGGTAAGCAAGTCTAATGATGAATGGTCAATGCAAATTGGTAAGAGCCGCATTACTGCCTTGCCGCTTGGTGACGGAGAAAAGCTTCGTGGTTTTCGTTTCCAGCGTATTATTATTGATGAGCTTCTACTTATGCCAGAAAAAGTTTTGAACGAAGTTATTATGCCGTTCCTAGCTGTTGTGGAAAACCCCACAGAACGTCAAAAAATTAAAGATGCAGAAGACGCAATGATTGAGGCTGGCAAGATGACAGAAGAGGAAAGAACCGAATGGCCATCTAATAAAATGATTGGTTTGTCGTCAGCATCATACAAGTTTGAATATCTCTACAAAATGTATCAAGCCTATGAGAACATGATCTTTAATCCTGGAGCAAAAAATCAAGGCAGAAGATGCATTATGCAGTTTAGTTATGATTGCGCCCCAAAAGCCCTATATGATGAAAACTTAATATCTCAAGCAAGAGGAACAATGAGTCAGTCGCAAATCGACCGAGAGTTTAATGCTCAATTTACCGATGACAGTGCTGGCTATTTTAAGATTAGTAAGATGGCTGAATGCACTATTGAGGATGGGGAATCCCCTGCCGTAGAAGTGGCTGGCGATCCAGACGCAGAGTATATAATGGCGTTTGACCCCTCTTGGTCTGAGTCAGAAACTTCTGATGATTTTGCTATACAAGTTATAAAGCTCATGCCAGAAAAAAAGAAAGGTGTCGTTGTCCACAGTTATGCACTTCCTGGGACAAACCTAAAAAAACATATGACTTATTTTAAATATCTTTTAGATAGTTTTAATATTATTATGATTGTAGGAGACTACAATGGAGGCGTGCAGTTTATAAACTCTTGCAACGAAAGCGATATGTTTAAAAAAGAAAAGTTAGAAATAGGGGTTTTTGATCCAAAACTAGATAATCCACACGATTATGAGAAAGACTTGAGGGACGCTAGAAGGAATTACAATAAAAGTAGCAATACCATATGCATATTAAGAAAGCCAGTGTCCAACTGGATTAGAAGCGCAAATGAAATGTTGCAAACAGCTTTTGATAGAAAGAGGTTATATTTTGCTGCGACCGCTATGGATGATAATTATTCTTTGCAAAAAGCAAAAAAGATTCCGATCAAGGAATTAAAGTTTTCAAAGTATGAAGACGAAAAGAATGTTGGGGCAAAGATGATTGACTTCATTGAACATCAAAAGGATATGATAGACTTAACGAAAGCTGAATGCGCACTTATACAAGTAACTTCGTCTGCTGGAGGCACTCAAAGTTTTGATCTTCCCAGCAATTTAAAAAGACAGAAGGGCGTAGATAGACCTAGAAAAGACTCCTATTCCGCTATTGTGCTAGGCAATTGGGGTATGAATATTTATTACGATATGATGAATATTCCCGAAGAAGCTAACCATGGATTTACTCCGATGTTTATTTAAAAAGTTCGAAAAGTGACTTTTAAAAAGTGTAACTAACTTTATAATAGCTATGCCGATACCGAAACCAGGAAAAAAGGAAGAACAAAAACAATTCATGTCTCGTTGCTTGGGCGACAAGGTGATGAAAGAAGAATTTAAAGACATCAATCAGAGAATTGCGGTATGCATAACATCATTTAAAGAAAAGGACAAAAAAGATGGCTAAAAGAAAATATACGAAAAAATCTAATTATTGGAACAAATTTCAAAAGGTCTCTAACGAAGCGTCTGCGACCCAACAGGATGTAGAGCCCGCAACAATGGGCGAGGCCTATCACGTTTCTCACGGGTCGTATAATCGATCTGGTTCTATTGGCAACTTGTCGTCCTCTAGCACATCTACGCGAATTAATAGATCCTCCGTTACGAGTCCACTTAATAAATTTAGTCAAATTAGGGGCGGGCTTTTACCTTATGAAATTTCTTCTGACGGAATCAATGTAAGAGAGGCGATTGAGCTTTGCCAAAAAGCTTATGCAAATGTTCCGATCTTTAGAAATACTATCGACATGATGTCTGAGTTCGCAAACTCGGAATTGTATCTAGAGGGAGGCAACGCAACATCTAGAAACTTTTTTGAAAAACTATTAGACAGAATCAAAATTTGGGATTTAAAAGATCAATACTTTAGGGAATACTATAGAAGTGGAAATATTTTCTTGTATCGCATTGATGGTAAATTTAGCTTAGATGACTACAAAAAGTTTTCGCAAAATGTGTCCGAAGGGCCTTCTCTAAATAAATTTCCTCTTAAATATGTCGTATTGAACCCCTTTGAAATTGTAGCTAAGCGCAGCACCGTATTTAACACGAAGGATGGAGCTTATGCAAAAATTCTTTCCGAGTTCGACATGGAAAGATTAGCTAACCCCAAAAATGATTACGATCAAGCAGTCTTTGATGCGCTAGAACCAGAAGTTCAACAGCAAATCAGGGATGGAGCATACTTTAAAGATGGTTTAAAAATTAACCTAAAGAACGATAAAATTTCTTACAGCTTTTATAAAAAGCAAGATTACGAACCATTCGCTATTCCATTTGGCTATCCTGTTCTTGAAGACATTAACGCCAAGATGGAAATGAAGAAAATGGACCAAGCGATCATGAGAACCGTTGAAAATGTTATTCTAATGATCACGATGGGTGCCGAACCAGACAAGGGGGGCATTAACCCAAACAATGTAAAAGCGATGCAAAAACTTTTCCAAAATGAATCTGTCGGTAGGGTTTTAGTTTCTGACTATACCACAAAGGCAGACTTTGTTATCCCAGATATCAACAAGGTTGTTGGGCCAGGAAAATATGAAGTTATTAATAAAGACATTAAGGAAGGGTTGCAAAATATCATTCTTAATGACGACAAATATAATGGCGCTCAAATTAAAGCTCGTGTATTTTTGGACAGGCTCAAAGAAGCTCGTGAAGCTTTTATTCAAGATTTTCTACAACCAGAAATTAGACGCATAGCTAAAGATTTAGGATTCAGATCATACCCGACTGTTAAGTTTAAAGATATAGATTTACGTGATGAAGTTCAACTTATGAGAGTCGCTACAAGGCTTATGGAGTTGGGCGTTATGACTGCAGAACAAGGTATGGATTTATTTCACACTGGAAGGTTTCCCCTTGCTGAAGAGCTGGAAGGAGCGCAAGAAAAGTTCGTGGAGCAAAGAGAAAAAGGTTACTTTAATCCAGTAGTTGGAGGAGTTCCGATGATTGAACCCGATGAAGAATCCAACGAGCAAAAAAAGAAGCCAGATGGTGGAATGGCTGGAAGGCCAGAGGGTTCTAAGGATCAATTCTCAAGAGAAAATATTCAAGGCACGATTTATGAAGTGGAAGCGCTAAGCTCTATCGCAAAAGAAAAAATGTTAGAAAAGCTTGATTCAGAATCATTAAGCGAAGATCAAGAAAAAATGCTGAGCAAGCTATGCGAATCTGTTGTTTGTGCTTCAGAAAAAGAAAATTGGCAGGAAACAATTATTTCTTGTGTAAATGATTTTGCGCAGATTGAAAGACTGGGAACCCTGAACGGTGTTTTTGAAATTTCAGACGCTCATAAATTAGAAGTTTATCCATCAGCAATATTATATCACTCAAAATGAAAGAAATCAAAAATCCC